TATGAGTGCGATTTTAACGCAGCACCCTCAGGAAAATATTATCAGAAGTATATGGATGATGCTATGAGGGAAGGTCGGATCACAGATGTTCCACATAATCAATCATCTTTAGTGAACACTTACTGGGATATGGGTCGGGATGGTATGTCCCTATGGTTTGTCCAAGAAACGGGTAGAGAAGTTCATGTAATTAGATACTGGGAAGAAGTTGGTAAAGGGCTTGAAGCCCCAGTGGATTTTATTAAACAGTGTGAGGATGAATTTGGGTATAGGTATAATGAGCATATAGTGCCACATGATGCTGATCACCATGAACTGCAAACTAACCAGACCCGAATAGAGTTTCTAGAAGCTCAAGGACTTAAGAATGTTAGGGCATTGGAAAGGACTTCTAATATCGGGGAAGATATCCATGCGGTGAGAGTTATACTCCGCCATTGTTATTTTGATAAGAAAAATTGCAATCCTTATATACATGGAAGATTAAGAGGTATAGCATCATTAAAGGATTACAGTAAGAAGTATGATACTAAACTGAAGGTGTATCATGAGAAGCCGACCCACAACTGGGCCTCACATGGCTGTGACGCATTTCGTCAATTTGCTTTAGACTATCAGCCAGGGTTTGGTCGGTCTGTAAACGCATTTCATGGAAGTTTACCTAGTACTGCTGATCATGAGTATGATATACTAGGATAAAATAGGAGTACTATATGGTTGCACTTAAAAAGAGAGTAAAGAAAATTAGAGAGAGCTTTGGAGACTTATTTAGTGGGGATGAGAGTAATGAGGCAACTGACCAAGCTAAAAGAGAAAAGAGAAAAAGGGATTATGATCGCTGGCAACATGGGTTGTTTGCCGGTGGTGAAGATAGATCCAGACTAAATAGAATGTTTGGGGTAAAGAAAGTCATAGACCCAAAAACTAAAGAATTGATGAATCAATTAGCTAAAGTAAGAGCAGGTAGAAAAGCTGCACCAGGTAGATCTCAAACAATTTTAACTAAACGAGAAAAGACACCTACTGTATTAGGATAAATTATGGATATGAAAAACCAAGAAGTTGGGCGATCTTTAATAAAAGAGCATGAGTCTAATAAAGTAGATAGGTCAGAGTGGACCGAATCTTGGGAAGAATGCTCCTATTACGGGGTACCTAGAAAAAATAATATGTATGGGCAAAGGACTAAAGGGTCTAAAGCCACCGGATCTCAGCTATTTACTGCCTACGCAATATGGTGTATAGACTTTGTAGCTAGTGCTTTCCACGGTATGCTAACCAATCCTGCCTCAATTTGGTTTGGACTAACCTCTGGGATCAGAGAGCTAGATCAAAATGATAATGTTAGAGTTTGGCTAGATGAAGTTGTTCATCGGATGATAGACACTTTAAACGGATCTAACTTTCAAACAGAGATACATGAAACTTATATAGACCTTGCATCGAGTGGCACCAATGTCCTAAAGATGGAAGAGGATGAGGAAGATGTAATCAACTTCCAAAGTATTCCTCCTTATAGATGTACTATAGGGGAAGATAAGAGAGGGGATGTAAAGACGGTAAGTAGGGAGTATGAGTTCAATATCTATCAAATTATAGAGGAATTTGGGGAATTACCAGAAGAGATTAAGAGAGATATGGGGAATGAACTTCAAGAGAAGTTTGTAATTATCCATGTTATAAAGCCCAGAAAGAGGGCAGAGTTGCAGAAGCAATTAGATATTGGAGGAAAAGAACTTCCAAAATCCATGAAATATGTCTCTTACCATATACTACAAAAATCTGCATACATTTTAGAGCTAAAGGGATTTAAGGAAGCGCCATACGCTGTGCCAAGATGGTCCAAAACTTCTGATGAGAAATACGGAAGATCCCCATTAATGAAAGCATTGGCAGATGTTAAATTGTTAAACTCTATGCAGAAGGTAACTATACAGGGGGCTCAACTAAAGATAGCTCCCCCAGTAGAGTCCCCAGATAATGGATTCCTAAGACCTTTAAATCTAAAGCCCTATGGTGTTAATTATCGTAGAGCTACAACTAAGATGGAAACTAGGCCTATATTTACTGGGGCAGATCCAGGTATCGGGCTAGAGATAATGGATAGTTCTAAGGGAGATATCAAGCAACATTTCTATATCGACCAACTTAGAATGATAGTTGCTGATAGGATGACAGCTACGGAAGTTATTCAGAGAAGAGATGAGCAACTGAGAACATTAGGTCCTATTTTGGGTCGATTGCATAGAGAATTATTGAAACCAATTATAGATAGACTGTTTGGTCTGATGTTGGACAAGGGCTTATTACCACCAATCCCAGAAGAATTAGGGGATTTAAAAGGTGGGAAGTTAAAAATAAAATACACTTCTGCAATAGCTAAGGCACAAATTACTAGTGAGGCTGAGAATATCGTGAGAGCTATTGAATCAACATCTGTAATAATTCAAGCACAGCCAGAAGTTCTAGATCTTATTGACGGGGATAAGTTATTAAAATATAATTGGGAAATATTCGGGGCACCAACTACTTCGCTAAGGAGTGGTAAAGAAGTGGAAGAAATTAGAAAAGCTAGAGCAGAAGCCCAACAGAAAATGGAGCAGCAAGAAGATCAGACTCACGAAGCAGAATCAATAAATAAGATGGCACCAGCTGCCAAGGAGTAATTATGGCAAAGAAAAAAAGCGTTGGGTACAAAACGCCGAATGTGAAATTTAAGAATCGTAAAACGCCTAAGATTAAAGTAGGCAAAGAGGGCCCCGATAGTCCTAAGATTAAATCATCTAATAAGAAATCTAACTTTGCAAAGATGCCAAAGGATACTAAGAAAGATCCAATTCATTTAACCAATGAAGATTATAGGAAAATGATTAGCGATAAAGATCTCTCCCAAGAGACTAAAAAGGTAGCTCAGATGTTTTTAGATCGTAGTCGAGAAACTAAAGCAGCAAGCGAGACCAAAAAAAATTTAGAGCGTAGTAAGAAAAGCGTGGAGAATGAAAGTGTTAGGAAAGCCTATAATGTAAATATAAAGACTCAGGAAAAATCATTGGAGGGAGTTACAAAAGCAAAAAAGAAAAGCGTAGGCAAGAAGAAATAACTTTTTGAAGGAAGGTGTATTTTGGATACTATACAAAAAAAGAAAATGGCGGTGATCTCCGCCTATCAAAGATTATTTTCAACAGATGATGGGATGATGGTTCTAGAGGATTTATCTAAATCCTGTGGTTTTCTTTCTAGTGCTATGGGGAGAGATCCCTATGAAACTGCATTTAATGAGGGGGAGAGATCCGTATTTGTAAGGATCGTAACTACTATAGAAACAGATTTCGATAAATTACTAAAGTTAGCGGAGAAAGAAGTAAACAATAATGACCAGGAGGATTTTTAATGGAAACAATTTTAAACCCAGATGTAGCACCAGTGGTAGACCCAGATGTAGCACCAGTGATAGACCCAGTTTTACCAGAGGGAGTTAACTCTATCTATGGTGATTTAGAAGTTAAATGGCCTGAGGGATTTGAGGAAGGGTTAAAGAATGATCCTAGCTTAAAACCATTCGTAGATCAGGAAGGAAACATTTCATATAACAATGTAATGAAAAGTTACGTACATGGTAAAAAACAATTTGGCAAGGAAAAAATTGTTTTACCTACTGATAAATCTAGTAAGGAAGAGATTGACGAATTTTACAGCAAGCTGAATGGATATGACCCAGTAATAGAGAATTACAAGGTGGAAGTTGATGCAGAGAAAAGTTCGCTTGATGGAGAGTTTATAGAAGGGATACGTAATTTTGCACACGAAAATAGACTATCCCCAGCTATAGCAGCAAAACTACACGGATTCCTTTCTGATAGAGTAGGGGTAGATACAGAATCGGAAACTGCTGAGTTACAAAGAATACAGGAAGAGAGTTTCACTGCCTTAAAAAAGGAGTGGGGCGGAGCGTATGACTCTAGAGTGGTTGCAGCTAAAGAAGTTATAGCGGAATACTTTAGTGAAGATGAGCAACTTATGGCAGCTTTTGAAGATCCAGCGGTCGGAGACAATCCAGTGGTTTTAAAAATTCTAGGAACTATAGGAGCAAAATTATTCAAGGAAGGAACATTCGGAGGGGAGGGTAATACCTCAATGACACCTAACGATGTAGAGAGACAAATAGCAGCAATAATGGGGGATTCTAGCCATGCGTACCATAATGCGAATCACGCAGAGCATAAACATGCTTCTGCTGATATGATGAAATTATACGAACTTAGAGCAAAACATAGAAAATAATACTTGCATTGCACATTAGAATTGATTATCCTAAACATAAGAATAAATTAGGATAATCAATTCTGACCCTTTCAAAGTTTATTCTAGAAAGACCCCTCGGGAAAATCATTCGCCAGAAACTAAAAATTTTTTATTACTAACTTATTAGGAGATTAATATGAGCGTACAAATCACCACAGCAATGGTTGATATGTTCTCTGCGAATGTTATGCATCTGGCACAACAAAAAAATTCACGGTTAAGAGCATATTGTCGGCAAGAAGTTCAAGATGCCGAAACAAAAAATTATGATATCATCGGGAAGAAAACGGCAAGATTAAAGACAGGCCGGCATTCCGAAGTAACCTATCAAGACACACCACACACAAGACGTAGAGTGTCAACTCAAACTTATTTTGATTCAGACTTGGTAGATGAAGATGACAAATTAAAGACAGTTATGAACATCGAAAATGAATATGCTGTTTCGATAGCTTCTGCCCTTGGTAGATCTATTGATGAAGTTATCATTGCAGGTGCTCTTGGTACAGCATACGGCGGCAGAAGTGGAGCATCCTCTTATACTCTAGCAAATGCTAACAAAGTAGCTTGCTTTGACGGCACTACTACTACTGGTGTTGGGCTTAATGTTCCAGTATTGCGGGCAGTAAGAAAGAAGTTTAAGAAGAATGAAGCTATTGCAGATAATGAAGATGTAGTTTTTGCTTTCGCAGCTGAGCAAGCTGACAATCTTCTAGGAACTACCCAAACAACTAACTCTGACTATGCGGCTATTAAAGCTCTAGTTGATGGCGAAGTTGGACGATTCATGGGATTCCTTTTTGTAAGAACTGAATTGCTACCTTTCTTATCGGAAGATGTTTCTTATAATGCAGTAACCGGAGTAGTTGGTTCTGGTACAGGTACAGCAACAGCAGCTACCACACGTAGATGTTTTGCTTTTACTAACAAGAAATCTGTGATTTGTTCAATCGGTAGCGAAGTAAAAGGTAAAATAACAGAAATGCCTAAACTTCATTACAGTATGCAAGTATATGGATCTGTAAATGTTGGTGCAGTACGAATGGAAGAAAACCAAGTAGTAGAAGTTTTATGCTACGAGGTGCAATAATAATTAAATAATAGGAGTTTATAATGACTACATATTACATGGATAACCATACTGGTGCTGAAAGAACTGTTCCAGAAACTAAA